GGAAGTGTTGTAATAAGTGCAGCGATTGACACTAATCAGGTAGAAGCATGACAGACGAAACTAAACTTATTAGAGGAGCAGGAAGCCGACCAAAACCACCCCCACCCCCATATCGTGCTCCTGATACTTTACATAGTAGGCAGTTTGTTACTATTCAAGATTTAATATCCGAAGGAGAGATAGAAGGTTTTGCTAGTGCATCAAAAGAAGGTCTTACAAAAGGAACAACAGCATATGAAAATGCAAGTTTAAAAGATGTATTTCTTGATGACACGCCAATACTTCAGTCAACTGCTACAAGTGCTAGTCCTAATGAAGCTGACTTTAATTTTAAAGATGTAACCTTTAAATCTAAATTTGGAACATCAAACCAAACTGCAATGAGTGGTATTCCAAATATAGATGAAAGCAGATCACCCACTGCTGTTGGTACGGAAGTTGAAAATAATGATTTAGCTACTGCTTGGACAACTGTTAGTACTGAAAATTCAGATGGTTCAATAACTGTAACTGGGAAAAACTATACAGTTAATCAAATAGTAACCAGCAGTCTTAATGCAAATACAACACCTGAGATTTCATTTAAATGTACAGTTGCAGGACAAGCTGGAACAACTGAACCTGCTGCTTTTGCAACGGCAACTGTTGGACAGACAATAACTGATGGTGGAGTTACATGGACTGCTCAGACTACTGGTTTAAGCGGTGTTGTTACTAGACAAATTACAAACACAGATGTAGACGCTGTTATTGTGACTTTAACTTGGCCTCAAATTCAAGTTTTAGAAGATGATGGAGATATTAGAGGAGATACCGTTCAGTACGCAATCCAGATTCAGCATGATTCGGGAGGATATGTTACTAAAGTTAGAGCAAGTGTTAGCGGTAGAACTGCTGATGCTTATGCTAGAGACCATAGAATAGATTTAACAAGTGGATTTACCACTGTAGATATAAGGGTCGTGCGTATTACTCCAGATAGCACAGACACCCAAAGACAAAATTCTTTTGATTTCGTAAGTTTTCAGGAAGTTATTGATAACAATTCAACTTATCCAAATAGTGCTTATGTTGGGCTTCGTTTGGATAGCAAACAATTTAATCGTGTTCCAACTAGAAAGTATCGAATTAGAGGTGTAAAGGTAAGAATACCAGGAGCAGGTGCATCAAGTTCTGGCACTCCTACTGTTGATATAGCAACAGGCAGAATAGTTTATCCAGATGGTTACATATTTAATGGTGTTATGGGTGCGGCTGTCTATACAAATTGCCCTGCGATGTGTTTACTAGACTTACTTACTAATACTCGTTATGGATTAGGAGATCATGTTACAGACAGTAATTTAGATTTATTTAGTTTTGTAGCTGCAAGTAAATATGCTAATGAGTTAGTAGATGCTGGAGATGGATCGGGTACAAAAGAAGCTAGATTTAGTTGCAATGTAAATATTCAAAGTCCTAAAGAAGCATTTGCAGCAATAAATGAGTTATCTGGTGTCATGAGATGTATGCCAATATGGTCTGCTGGTTCTGTAACCATATCTCAAGACAAGCCAACTACAGCAAGTTATTTATTTAATTTAGCCAACGTAGGCGAAGGTGGATTTGCATACTCGGGAAGTAGTTTAAAAACTAGACATAGTGTTGTTTCTGTCAGTTACTTCAATATGGATTCAAAAGAAGTGGACTTTGAAGTAGTAGAAGATGCAACGGCAATATCAAAACTTGGAACGATAGTAAAACAGGTAAAAGCATTTGCTTGTACATCTCGTAATCAAGCTGCAAGATTAGGTCGTGCAATACTTTTTGCTGAACAAAATGAAAGTGAGACGGTTACATTTTCAACTTCAATAGATGCAGGAATTGTTGTTAGACCTGGTTCTGTTATTGAAATAAATGATCCAGTAAGAGCAGGAGCCAGAAGAGGTGGTCGTGTTGTGTCTGCAACCACTACAACTATCACTATTGATGCAGAAGCTCAAACAACTTTACCTGCATTAAATGATGCACCAACTATCAGTGTAATTCTGTCCGATGGATCAGTTGAATCAAGAACTATATCTGATATTACGGGAGCAGTTTTAACAGTAAGTTCTGCTTTTTCTCTAGCACCTCCTACAAACGCTCCTTATTTAATATCGAGCACAACTTTACAAACTCAGTTATTTAGAGTAATCCAAGTAGAAGAACAAGATGATATTAACTATGTAATTACAGCTTTATCTTATGTAGAGGGTAAGTATGCTTTTATTGAAAATGGAACTGCTTTACCAACAAGAACAATATCAGTATTAAATGCTCCTGCATCTCCTCCAAGCAACTTAACAGTTACAGAAAAAACAGTTGTTATAAACAATATTGCTAGAAGTAAACTTATTGTTGATTGGCAACCTGTAACTGGTGTAACTCAGTATTTAGTGAATTACAGATTAGAAAATGGTAATTATGTTTCTCAAATTGTATTTAGTAGTGACTTTGAACTTTTAGATACTGTAAAAGGTACTTATGAGATTCAAGTATTCTCTTATAATGCAGCTTTAAACTTATCTACTAATCCAACTGAAACAACATTTATAGCTCAAGGTAAAACTGCGTTACCAGAAGATGTATCGGGACTTACTATTGAACCTATTAATGAACAGTTTGTGAGATTGAGATTTACACAGGCAACTGCTATAGATGTTCTTCACGGAGGTCGAGTTTATGTGAGACATACAAATCAAACAGGAGGTACTGCTACATTTCAATCTGCACAAGATGTTATCGAAGCTGTAGCTGGTAATACAACTGAAGTAATTGCACCAGCTTTAGCTGGAACATATCTCCTTAAGTTTCAAGATGATGGCGGTAGATTTAGTGCAAATGCAACAAGTGTAGCTTTATCTATTGTTGATATTTTAGATTCTATAACTGTTAAAACTGATAGAGAAGATAACGATTCAACACCATATAGCGGAACAAAATCAAATCTTACTTTTGACTCTACTATTGGTGGATTAAAACTTACAGATCCAACAGCAAATGCTACTGGTACTTATGATTTTGTAGATACTCTTGATCTTGGTGGTACATTTTCACTTGTCTTGAAAAGACATTTTCAAGGAGTCGGTTTCTATACAGGAGATAAGTTTGATAACAGAAAAGAAAAAATAAATACTTGGACTGATTTCGATGGAACCATTGCTAATGATGTAAACGCAAAGATAGCTGTGCGAACTACAACCGATAACCCTTCAAGTTCTCCAACATATACATCCTTTAACGATTTTGCTAATGGAACATTTAAGGGTAGAGGATTTCAGTTCAGAATTACTATAGACACAGCAGATACAGCACAGAATCTAAATCTTCAGCAAGCAGGGTACACAGCAACAATGCCTTCAAGAACAGAGCAATCATCTGTTATAGCATCAGGAGCAGGAGCAAAAGCAGTTACATTTACAGCACCATTTTTTGTTGGAACGTCTGCATTAGGTAATCTAAATAGTTTTTTACCTTCTGTTAATATCTCTCCGCAAAACATGGCAAC